TTTGCAGATCGGACCTCTCAACAATGATGACGCAATCGTCTCCATTGTTGATGAGGTCATACCTACAAAGGTTGATGGAATCAAAATAGCCAATGACCATGCCACACATTATGAGGCAATTTCCCATTCCGGTATTCATATCGCCAGACATCCTGTTACCACTTACACTGTACTTGATGACACCGTCATCTGCGAAAGCTATGCCCTTATTCAGGAGCTGCCACTTAAGCAGGCGGGCCAGTTCGGGACGATGCGCGGGGTCCACAGCATTCAGGTACACGGAGTGTTCCCACTCCAAGGCCTGTACGCCGACATGTTGATCGAACCGGCTAGCATCACAACCCACAGCTACAGGGTCAGCGAAACTGTCCCACTTGGCTGCTATAAGAGCTCCAAGATCGGACGCATTCAACCCCTTGGCAACTGCAGGACCAACGCCCTTGCCTTGTTTCCGGACCAACTTCCCCACACGCTTCATCAACCTGCCCTCAAGCGTCTTCAGAAACCGGCCCACCTCCACATTGTAGCGGGGGTGACGCGGTTGAATTACTCGGGGCGCAGGGTCGGGCTTCTCAGTGAAATTTATTTTCTCGCATTTCACAAAAGTCTTCAGCTCTGAATCATCTTGACAGACGCTCGTCAGATCGAGTGAATCGACAGCTTTATCGTAAACAGTTCTACGCTTTCCCGTGTACAGCGCGGCAAAAGCACGCGCTTCAATCGGTACATGACGTATTCCGCATCCGACTCTCTTGGCGATCCAATCCAGACGCTGGAAGGCCCCCGGCTTTGCTGCAGGAGGCTTGGCCAACTTGCCATTCCTCTCCACCGCAAAGACACGTTCCGTAAGGCCTCGGAGAAGGTTCTTAACACAACTCCTGTGCACACCGTATCTAACTCTGCCGCTGAGTGACACTAGCACATAACTGACACGTGCAGTCTTCTTAGTCACCGGGTGTATCTTGGGCACCAAACGAACCCCAGACAACTCACGCGATATGGATGTCTCCACCGATGAGCATTTCCCGATGACCCCTACCTATTTGGTAGGCTGTGGCCCGGTCTTACGCCGGGGTCCCACCACTCCAATCCGCTGCAGGATCCGCATAAACAACCACCGGGACTGCTTCCTGGTGGCGGCCTCCCTCTGGCTATAAGCCATCTCGTAGGCCTCAGTA